CTTTAGAGGTAAGCAGCACCGGAACATACTCTGCACGACAGCCTATTACGCGTGATGTCTGCATCAATTCTGATGGTATTACGCAACTCGACTCAGCCGTGCTTTTCCCTACAGATCGTGGTATTATGCTTATCAGCGGATCGCAGACGCAATGCATTTCAGAGGCTATTGACTCTCAATACCCATTCGATGCCCTACGCTTACCGGGTTTCAGGAAACTACATGATATGCTCGGGCACAAGCCAGAGACAGATAAGTGTCTCCCCACAAAGCCTTTCAAGGAATTCTTGCAGCGGTGTCGCATGCTCTATGATTATGTCCATCAACGGGTCATTGTCTATGCACCTGGTGTAACTTATGCCTACGTCTATTCGTTAAAAAGTCATCAGTGGGGGATGCTCTTCTCCAACATTTCCTCCCATCTCAACTCCTATCCCGATTCTTTGGCAATGGATAGTAATAATGCACTTATCAGTTACTCTATTCCAAAGGAGGGTGTCACGAAATGTCTCTATGTTAGTCGCCCCCTCAAACTTGAAATGCCCAACATATTAAAGACAATTGATAGTGTTATTCAGCGAGGGTTGTTTCGCTATGGCCATGTGTCCACAGTACTTTACGGGTCACGTGATTTGCAAAACTGGCATCTTGTGTGGACTTCGCGCGACCAACAACTGTCCGGTTTTAGCGGATCGCCGTTTAAGTATTTCCGCGTTGGAGGAGTCGCGACACTTTCGCCCGATGAGAGTCTCAATGGTGCTTCTGTACAATTCATGCCAAAACAGACCAACAAACCAAGATAAATCACTGCCACGGCGGTGCCCCCCCTTGTGACAACGAGAGCTGAAGTCAATACCACTTCAGCTCTCGTTTTTCATTTGAACCAGTGTTGCCTGATTCTAGTCCGCTCTACGCGCGAGTGGATAGACCTACCGATTTCCCTCTCCGCCTCATTCGCCTTTTCCATCCATACTTCAGATTTTTGGGGGTTGGTGATACTCAACCAATCTGACACGCCGCGGCACACGAGGAACTCATGAATGTATCGCTCGACAAAGGATAATGTTGTTTCTGACATCGTTGTTGGCACAGTCATATCGATGCGATACTGAGCTTGTTCTTGAAGTGTGTCGTTGAATTCGGTATTAGAAATACTCATCTTTGCCCATGGATAGAGCATCTCCCTACACTTCGCAACTCCTAAATCAAGAACTCTCGTTACGCGATCGACGTTTCCTTCTTCGCCTACATCAGCGACCATGTGCCTTGCATGTTCTGTGTCGGGGGACATCACATGGCTCTCGACATAGGCATAATTCTTGATGTCGTAAAGGAGCTGCTCTCGTGAGAAGGTTAATGAGACATTCAATCTATCGACCTTTTTCTCTATACTGCAACTCATAGGCTATCTATTATTCGGTTGGCCGTTTCGGGCGGCTACGCTTGCTTACGGCTTGTTGGATACTTGCAAGGCTCTTTTGAGCAAGGGCAATATACTGCTCGGCGTCGGATTTATTTGTAACCATATACCATTCAGCAATCGTAGTATTTTTCAGATAATCATGAATGGCTTCGCCAACGCCCGTTGTCGCTGCCTCATTGAAATTACTCGGCATTGACAGATTCAGCGTCAGGTCTGTTTTGCCATTGTAATGACTATTATCGGTTGATGTTCCATCCTCGTCAAGGTACTCTGACAATTCTGTTTTCACCTCGGCGAATCCTTTTTTGATAGATCTGAGGATTTTCTCTCGGTTTTCCTCGTCTTCTGATGCGAACATGCTTGCAACCTCCTTGTGGTTTTCCTTGTTTTGGATGGTGCGACCACGCAAGAAGGTTTCGTTCATAATGTCATACAATAGCCACGAAATTTTAATCGTTGCCGTAACGCTCTTTTTTGCACCTAATGTATTGTTTGGCATATCTGGTAAAATGAGTGGTTAGTCACTTGGTCTAGTAGGTCTTCTACGACTGTATAACAATCTTTCTGCACCGGTCATCATTTCCCCGGCTTGCTCGAAGTAGTTCGTTGCTTCTTCTTTGTTTGCCAGCTTAAACCACTGTGCAATAATGGAGAAAATAAAAAAATTGCGAAGTGCTGACTGTACGTTGTCTTTCAGTCCCTTGTCAAAGGATTTACTGACCTCTATTACTGCTTCATAATTCAATCTTTTTCGTTGTTCCGTTCCGGTATTTGCATAGTCCATTGTCGCCCCGCTCACCAACATTTCTTTGAATCTTTCGTTGGCTACAAGTACTGATTCTTCCCAAAACCTACTAAGGTCAGATAAGTCATTATCGGTGGCAAGAATTCTGTCTCTCGCCTTCGCGTCAGCATCTATCAGTTTTGCCCCGGTGTAGTCTGTAACTTTCGCCACTTCATCATACACTTCGTCTTGGAATACATGTACAGTAATTGTTTCCATCTTAATCGTTTTCTTATGTACGTGCCAACTAACCGCCACAAGTAGTAGCTCTACTCATATTCGTCAGAGGTCGGCACGATCGTTGTTCTTTAGCTTATCAAGGTTCACATCAAAGTGTCTCGCTGTTTTATCCACCATAATTTGTTGCAACAGCTTCCAAAAGCGGTGTTCTTCCTCAGGTCTGCAACTGCTTTCATTTTCTAAGATAGACCAAGCCTGCTCAAAACAAATAACTCCTGTAAGCATATAGGATAAAGGGATATTCATATTGACGAATACCCAATGTTCTGCCATATATGCAAGTAGGATAAGCCACAGACGCTTGGGGATGGTTTGTTTTACGACTTTTCCGAAAGCGAATGAGGTGAACTTTGCTTTCTCGCGACTTGTTTTTGTCGGATAAGCAACGCGCACTCGCCTGTCAAGCCTGAACGCTGTGTAAGCATCATACAAAATAAAGACGACTGCCACTACGATCAAAGGGAATGTTGGTTTGAACTCTGCTACCATCCAGCCAACTACACCGCCAATTGCCATTACTGCAAATTTCCAAAGTTTGAATACCACTGCCATATGCAAATGCTGATAAAAAATTCTACATTCCCTCCAGCTGATTTACTGCCGGAGCTGCTCTTGTGTCTTTTGACATCTAAGAAGCCTATGTATCGTCCGATCATAATTTTATTTTAGTATCTGCAAAGCTATTCGTTTAGCCCTTGCTAAGAGGTTTATGTTTCGCAGTATACGGCTACAAAAACCGCTACAATAACTTTGTTATAAAAGACTTCGTATTTTCCCAGATAGAAATCTAGCCAATACTTCCCCTCCATCGGTATTGGGATGCAACCCATCTATTAGTAAGTTGGGGAGATTGAAAGGGGAGAATCCCGATTCTAATGTTTGATCAATTATTCCTATACTCATTCTTTTTGCACATTCAACGATTGTGTTGCGCACAAGCATAGTATTTCCGTTGTCGTCCCTACGCAGAATGGGGGTCGCGAGTATAATTCTTATTGTTGGGAAGCTCTTCACAAGCAGTTCGCAAACATAGCGTATTGCTCCCGCAACGGTTTGCAGCCTTTCATCTGTTGGCTCTAAATTCGAGTAAGAAACGCTCCAGTCAAAAACACGATTAACGTCGCCCATTGGACGAGAATAATCGTTTGTTCCTGCCAATATAATAACTACATCGGGAGCAGAAATACTCCCTGCAGATATATCCGACATCATACGATTGAACTGATTCCAAATAACATTATTGGCAGAAGTCGCCCCATCTAAATCGGTAATGTTATACGGCGTAGATGCTATGTGGCTCCAAGTTGCACCACTTCTTGCATAATTTACTTTATTCTTAAAGGACAGTATGGAGGGGAGAGCCTTCCACCATTTCGACATTCGTTGATCTGTAATAGAATCTCCGAAGAAAACTATTTCACAATCAATATATCTTCTTGTATCTTGCGCCTTTGCCATACCCAAGTCAAAGCCCGCAATTTTTTTTACCAGCGCTTTGAACGGCTCATAGTCTGTAACACGCTCTCCTTCTTCAAACTGAAATGTGTTTGTGTAATCGTTGTCGAGCACCACAATGTTTTTGAACACGAAATAGCAGCCTTGTGG